AGAAGGGATTGGACAGCCTTGCAGCATTGGAGGTCAGCGGCAGCGGCACAACGAACTACGTGGCAAAGTTTACGGCAGGGTCAACAATAGGAAATTCACAGATATTTGATAATGGGACGAATGTAGGTATTAACAGATCATCACCGTCATTTAGATTGGATGTAAATGGTGATTCAAGATTTACTGGCGGGCTGAGAATAGACCGAGATAGTGGACAGATAATGTTGCAAGGTATTGTCTTACCTTTTGGGCAAGTATTTTCACAAACTATTGATAATAATGGAGACACAAGAATTGGCACAAATAGACATCTGATTTTCAGAACAAATGATGTGACAGAACGGATGCGCATTTTTAATAACGGCAATGTAGGTATAAACACCGGCGCAACAGATGCAGGGTATCGTCTCGATGTAAATGGCACATTGAGAACAATAAATGGCGCAGTATTTGCCACAACGAGCGGGAATGTAGGAATTGGAGTAATTAATCCAATTTCGCCTTATTCATTACACACGAATTCAAGTATTAAAATGAATTCAGGCAGATTGGTTATAGGGCAACCAACTGATTCAACGAGGGCTATAAGTATAGGTGGTAATTCATTTCAATCTTCGATTTGGCTTGAGCAATATGGAAGTGATGCGACTGACATTTTCTTTTTACGTGGGAATGGGACACTGACATCTAAAACAAACATTGATAGCGGAAATGTCATAGGAAGCCTTGACTATACTGGTTATGTTGACGGAAATTTATTTCAATCCGCATACATGGCCGTCAGAGTGGTTGAAGTTGATGCAACCAATGACAAAGCAGTTTCTGATTTCGTATTTGTTCAGAATGATAATAACGCAATGTATGAAAATATGCGGGTAGAGGGTAAAGGAGGTAATTTATTCGTAAGAAGTAATATTAAAACTGGCGCACCAACTGGAGGAAGTCAAAAGCCTTGGAAACTTGGTGAAGCAGCAACGGTATCGCCTACGTCTCCGAACAGAACCATCCGGGTAGAGATAGATGGAACTGTTTACTACCTACACGCCAAAACAACAAATGACTAAATTTGTAGCATGAAAAAAGCACTCACACTATTCGCAATCATGGCGGCAATGTCGTTTCAACCCGCACCGAAGTCGTACAAATTGGAACTGACAGCGCAGGAACTCCAGGTCGTTTACGATGCGCTTGGGGAATTACCGGCAAAGACATCGGAGACCATCCGCATGAAAATCGTACAGCAAGTCAATCAACAAAACACAACCGATAAGAAATGAAAAAACTGATCGCATTGGCGGTACTCGCCATCTCCCTGAACGCATCTGCACAGACTGACAGTACAAAGCCCAACAAGCGACCGATTGACAAGGTAAAGGTATGGGTCAATGGCGTAGTGTACGATGCCGATGACATCGATGTGGTATGCGTATGGGATGATCTGCAAACGACTGCCCGGTTCTATTACACATTGTCGGATAGCACCGGAGCCGTGGTTACAAGCGGGAACGTTGAGCTGACAGGACAGAAATACAAGAATTACGCAACGCTGGCAAATCACGCTGATCGTGCAGTCGTATTAGTAATGAGGGAACTCAATGTAAAGGAAAGAGCGGCCAGGGTCGCAGCACAGGCGGCAAGAGCGGCAACAACGGGAACCACTACCGGGAACTAAATATAAACGACGGACGACGATGGATACGGCGGTAATGATCGCAATCGGTACGCAGACAATCGCCGGAGGCGTGGCGCTTTTTAAGATGTGGACCGATATCCAGATCAAGATCAAAGAACTGGATATGCGCGTCACCCAGGGGGAGCAAACGGATCACGGCGTTCAATCGACGTTGAACCGCGTGGAAAAGTTTATGCACGAAATGGAGCGATCCATGCACGAATCAAACACCCGCGTCGAACGAATGATAAACGAGGTCCGTCTGGAGCTGCGCGATAAAATGGATCGCCCGTGAAATGGATCGCAATGATATCCCTGGCCGTCATCCTGGCCGGATGCGATCCCGTCAAACGGATCCAGCGCAACAATGAACAGATGGCGCGCATGGAGGCCGTTATGCTGGACCGCGGGATATGTCGGCCGGATACCTTCATCATTCGTCGGACGGATACGCTGACGCGAACAGACACGGTGGGCGAAATCTACATCTATACGGACACGACGACCGTACACGATACGACGACGATCACGCGCGAACGCATTAGGACCGTTTTACGGACGATTACGATCCGTGACACTATATTACGCCAGATCATCGACGATCGGGCGCTTCAGGTATGCAGGACGGCCCGACAGAAGGCGGAGGACCTTTTGGCGGATACGAAACAAATATCGCGACATCGCGGGGCGGTCGTCGCGCTGTTATCCGCCCTCCTGTTATTGCTCCTATTTTTCGCCTTATCAAAATAGAACGACATGGATCGCCTGACGCTGGAACGCATCGCATTGTTACACCCGAAAGTCCGGGAGGAAGCTCGCGCCATTTACGCGGAGATCTGCGATGCGCTCAAAGGCCGGGCGCTATGTCGTTTCGCGTTCACGCTCCGAACGATCGCCGAACAGGATGCGTTATATGCCCAGGGGCGCACGCGGCCGGGGAAGCGGGTCACGAATGCCCGCGGGGGTATGTCGTTCCATAATTACGGCCTCGCGATTGATATCGTGCTGATCGTGGACAGCGACGGCAATGGATCGTATGATCGCGCGGTATGGGATACGTCCACCGATTTCGACGGGGATGGCCGGGCGGACTGGATGGAGGTCGTCACGATCTTCAAGCAACACGGGTGGATCTGGGGCGGGGACTGGAAGTTCGTCGATCCTCCGCATTTTGAGAAAACATTTGGACATTCCGTTCGTGATCTCCTGGCCCTGCATCGCGCCGGGAAAACGGTTGGAGGGTATGTCCAGATCTAAATAATTCCGCATATCTTCGCATCCTTCATTCGCAGATATTGTCTTTTGCATTGTGTATGATCCCTGATCGTTTCCACGGTCGGGGAATTTTTTTTTGTCATATCCCAAAATAAATTTGTTTGATATTGTTTTGTTTTGTTATCTTTGTGGGACACAAGGCAAAAAACAAGGTTATGAAAGCAATGATCAACACAATGACAAACGAACTGAAGGCCCTCAACATCAACCCGATCGGATCATACGCCACCCTTCCGGCAAAGATGGCCGAGGCGGTCGAGACCGTTAAAATGTTCGGTTACGCTGCATGGGATCAGGACAGCTGTATGGGCGCCAGTCTTAAGGCGATCGTTAAAAAATACGCCGAGGCATAAAACGACACCGGGGCGCGACGGATACGCGCAAAATATTTGTTTCTTTTTTTGTTATTATTGTTTTCTTTTGTATATTTACCAAACAATCACACACAATGCAACCCACTACCGAAAAGACCTACACCCGCGAATTGATCGACGCCGCCCTGGCTGATCTGCAGTATCTCGTCCGCAACCTGAACGACGACGAACGTCATGAGGCCATGCGCGCCATGCGCCTCCGGATCGAGAACATCGTCACCTGCACCCGTCGCGATCTGGTCATCGACCTCCGAAATGCCATCTCCGACAAGGCCGCTAATTTTTAACCATCAATAAATACACACAATGCAACAGCTCACATCCGACACATTGCTCACCCTGCTCGGCCAGACCATCCGCTGGGAAGCTCCCGGCGCCCGCCGCACGTATTCCGGCGTCGCCCGTATCTCAGGCATCGTCGCCACGCATCAACCGATCTTATCCGAAACGATCGAGGGCGACATGCTATCATCCGCACATATAAACGATAAGCTATTCGCTCCGCATAACGGGGTGGATCTCGGTATCGTTTACATGGAAGATTACGCAATGATCACCTTTGAAATCGTGAAGCCATGAAAGCACGCTCCGCCGACACCCCATCGCACATCTGGTGTGCAACCGTCACGCTGGCCATAATGTTCGCACCGCCGATCCTGGAATGGATGGTGAACATCTTTGTAGATTTCATAACTCGATAAATTCCACACTATGCAGATTGATGAACGACTGGTAAAAAAATGGCGCGTCCTGTACGATCGGGGCGACGCCCAGGAACTGGCCACGAAGGCACAGGTACACAAAAACACGATCTTTAATGCGCTCCGCAAGGGCCGCACCGGGTCCCGCTTGTTCGCGGTGATGAAAGAACATTTTGAGGCGCGCGAGGCCGCCATCATCGGGAAACGATAAAAAAACAATACACAATGAAAGCAAAAGACATTCAACGCCACGAAGATGATGTAGTGGCCCAGCTGATCCTGGCTGGGGATCTATCGAAACTGAACGCGACCGATCGCGTGGCCTATTACCGGGGGTACTGCGAGCGTATCGGATTGGATCCCTTTACCAAGCCGTTCGATATCCTCCGCCTAAACGGTAAGGAAATATTGTATCTCACGCGCTCCGGCGCTCAGCAACTGAATAAGCTCCACGGCGTATCCCACCAGATTACCGCCCGCGAGGTTATCGCCGGGGAGGTGTACCAGGTCACCGCACGCGCCACACTCCCGGATGGCCGACATACCGAATCCATCGGCGCGGTATCCGTTGCCGGGATGAAGGGGGAGAACTACTGCAACGCTATCATGAAGGCCGAAACAAAGGCCAAGAGGCGCTCAACGCTCGATCTGTTAGGTCTGGGTATTCTTTCCGAGGAAGAGGCCGTAGGCATGCCCGGCGGGGTAGCTGGTGCCATAACGACAACAGATGCGGAGGCCGCGCCCGTTAAACTTCCAACGCTATCGCTCGACGAACGCATCCGCGTCACGTATGGCGCAAAGGAAGATGTGCTGGCGCTGATCGGGCAATGTTCGACGCTGGAACAGCTGAAAACATTGTACCAGGCTAATGAGGCGATCGCGTCGGAGCCATCCATGCGCGAACAATTCCAGCACCGTAAACTCTCTATACATTACAATGCAAAACCATAACACGATGACAATCGAGCAACGCGCAAAATTAACGGAGGCCGTGCGCCTTCTGCGGGAGATCATCGGGGAAGCAACGCAGCTTCCCCTCATCCCCGCCGCCAATGAAATCGCCGACATGTCCGGCCTGCGGTCCAACACGGTCGCGCTATCGCGGGATCTGTACGCCAAACATCTAACCGAATGGATCGACCCTAAAGATCCGGCGGTGATGGCGACAATGGCCAGGCATGGCGTCATGAACGTATCCGGGTATTTTCAGTCGATGGAGGCGCGGTCCATCATCGAGGTGCGCCGGGATGGACATGGGCATGGCACGCGGTTTCAGTCGTTCCGGTACATCCTTAAAATTCCACAGGCGTGAAGCCTACCGTATCTTCGCCGCTGGTGAAGGCGATCGACGATATCCGCGCGGACATTGCAAAATTGCCCATCGGAATCAAACGGAATATCCTGGAAACAATACTCGCAAAATTAGAACTCCATCACCGCGCGGACGAACAATATAGATTCCAGCTATATCGCCACGGGTTCGCGGACGGGATGAATCTCATTAAAGAAAAATACGCATATCATGGAAAAGCAACTGATCAGCCTAAACTTGAACCTATCGTTGGTAGACAAGGCGCGCCTGTACCCGGGGAAGAAAGGGAAATACCTATCTGCGGTCCTGCACCTGACGCCGACGGTGGATCAGTACGGCAATAACGGATTCATCGTGGAATCCGTATCAAAAGAGGAACGCCAGGCCGGACAGCGCGGGACGATACTTGGAAACGCGAAGATCATTACTACCGGAGGAGATAGCGCCGCCATGGCACCGCAACAAGCGCCAGCGTACACGCCGCCCGCATCTTCCCAATCTTCCCAATCTTCCCAGGCGGGGACATACGACGCCGCGGATGATCTGCCTTTTTAATTTCGGATGGTTTGATTTTTGGTATTTTACGGTCCGGCGTTTCCACGCTGGATCCATTGGCCGGGTAGCTCAGATGGTAGAGCGATGGACTGAAAATCCATGCGTCAGCGGTTCGATCCCGCTCCCGGCTACGGTGTATTTCATAGGTTAGCCGCCGGACGTTTCCACGTCTGGCGTTTCTTTAGATAACATATCATAAACATATCTTTTTCATATCATTATGAGAGACAACAAACGACGCGCATGGCACCGCAACCTCGATCCGGCCAACGCGGAACCGCATGTCGTCCTCGATCTATCGCTACCGATGGATCAGCGACGGGAACAGGCGCGGGTGTTCGCATCAATGGCGAAGGCTGCGGAGTTCCTGGGATGCGCGCCGACGACGGCGTACAAATATCGACAACCTGGGAAACGATGGAAGGCGGCGGATGGCAAAGAATACGCGATCCGGGTGGCCTATGGGGAATTTTTGGATAGATTGAAAAAATAGGTTTATATTTGATACATCAATCCGTCGATGTGGGATAGCAGCCATGCCGACGGGTATATCCCGACCACTAAAAGGGGGAACGCAGTCTGCTATCTGTGTTTCCCTTTTTTTATTGCCATGACAATAGATTCATTCTATTTCTCCCACGACTATAACGCCAGGAACGACGACAAAATAAAACAGCTGATCCGCCGTCACGGGATGGAGGGGTACGGTGTTTATTGGTCCATTGTCGAGGATCTGTATCAAAATGCGAACGCAATGCGATCGGATTGCGATGGCATTGCGTATGATCTCCACGTGCATAGCGACGTTGTGCGTAGCGTATTATTTGACTTCAATTTGTTCATCCATGATGGCGACATGTTTGGATCATTGTCGATACAAAAGCGCATTGATGAACGCAACGAACGGAGCGTAAAGGCAAGACAATCAGCGAATAAGAGATGGGGTAAGCCTGACGATGCGAACGCAATGCGATCGCAATGCGAAGGCAATGCTATAAAGGAAAGGAAAGGAAAGGAAATAATAACAGATAATAAATTATCTGTTAAGCGTTTCACGCCTCCAACACGCGAAGATGTCGATGGTTACGCGAAATCAGAGATGATCGGATCTGAAACATCCGTCGATAAGTTCCACGATTACTACACCGCGAACGGATGGAAGGTGGGGCGGAACGCGATGAAGGACTGGAAGGCCGCGTTCAGGAATTGGGTTAAAAACGAAAAACAATACCAACAGAATGGAACACATCAGCAAGCAACTGACAAAGCTCCCGCCAGCCGGAGACGTGCCGACTGGGACGCCCTCGCAGAGTGGGGAAAGGACATTGACCAGTACCGAGACGAAGTTCTTGGACGCCTTGGGCGGACAACGAATTAAGGCAGGGACGACAGAACAGATCCTGGCTGAGATCCGGTACCTTATGTCGCTGGTCGGTATCCGAAAGGAGAACTATCCGGAAAAGGAGGATATCATTATCATGGTGGATCACATCCAGCAACATCACGGAAGCCTCACAATCCGGGAACTCCGTCTGGCGATCGACATGGCCGTGACTATGCAGCTGGATTTCAACCCGACGGCGTACCAGAATATCAGCGTGCTGTACCTAAACGAAATGATCAGCGCCTACAAACGATGGAGCGCCCAGGCCTACAAACAACTCCGGCCTGGAGGGGACCGGGATAGCGAACGCGCCGCGCCGGATTGGTCGCCGCATATCTACGAACGTAAAAGCGCCAATACGCTACGCCGCGAGATACAGGAGGGGTACATCAACTTCCGATCCGGTATCCTTCCGTCGGTGCATTATGTCCCTTACGAATGGTGGGCGCAGCTCGTCGATGATGGATACATCGAGTACGATAACGATGCGACGGTACGCGAAAACAAACGATGCTCACAACTGACGCCGGAGGAAAAGCGGCGCCTGCACAACGGGCAACAAATGGTATGGCTGTTATTCGAGATGGCGCGGAAAAAAAATGTTTTAGACATTTATGTTAAAGAGTAATATATTTACACAATAAAACACAACACACAATGCAAAAGGAGTACACAACAGATGAACGCGTAGCGATCACGCAAAAGATCGGCGAACGGATGAATGAATGCAGAACGGCACACTGGCGAATATTATCAGCCGAAGGCGGGCCGAATGTTTACGACTGCGAGCGCCGGAATATGAACTACGTAACCGTCCGAATGGCGGCGTATATTGCCCGCGTAAATGCACATCTTTCCGGAATCAACATTTACAACCTATCGGAGAAAATCGGGCAGATCAAGGCCGCGACCCGGATGGCGCGCGTATGGCATGCCATGACGCCCTATGCAATGATGGATGAAACGCTGGGGAAGAACTTGATGGATGATCTGGCGGAGGTGTTCGAGAATTACCGCGTCGCCGGATGCGTCATACATCATGAAGGTATGGATACGACGCATGTACTCGTCACGGCGCACACATTCATCCCTGGCACATGCGAGGTAATGGACAGCGAACATGACGTTACCTTCACCGGGTACACGATCAAAAATAGGCCAGACATGTCGGATATATTTATGTCGGCGCTACACCATATCGCATGGACGGTAGATAGCGTAAATATTTTTGCATCCGAAAATTACGCGCAATGAACAACACATTTAAGGACATTGACTGGCGCGCGTTCAATGGGAAGCGCGTATTGATCTATGGCGGATTGGGATTTATTGGCCGCCATCTCACGCGGGAATCCGTCCGTCTTGGTGCAAAGGTTACGGTGGTGGATGATCTATCCAACAGCACGATAACGTTCGGCGGCGATGATGATTTCCTCCGGGATATTGAACTCGTCCGGCGTTCGGTTAATTACCAGCCAGTCCACGAACACGCGCGAAATGCGGACATCATCATCTGGGCATGCTCGACGCAGATCTCCCAGGTCCCGCACGATCCATCCTCGGACCTAATGACGAACGCAGGGTCATTTGCGTACATGCTGAACTTGGTCGCTTCGATGAAAGATCGGAAACAGCGCCGGATCATTTATTGCGGGTCCGTTTCGGTGTACGGGCAGCCTTCAACCGGATGGATATATGACGACAACTCATTCCGCCCTGGCACTCATTACGGCATTTCAAAACTGGCCGGGGAATATTACGCCAGATTGTATTCCAATGCTCCGTATCATCTCCAGATCACGGTGATCAGATATTCAAACGTTTACGGCCCGGGCCAGACGCCAACGGGCGGGAGGATATGCGGCGTGATTGGGAAATATATCCATGAATATCTTAATCACGGAGAGCTGGAAATCTACGGCGAAGGGTCAGATGTACGGGATTACACCTACATCGACGACGTGGTCACGTTTACGCTGGGATGCTCAATCCTACTTTGCGCGATCGGTCGATCCTTTAATTTTGGAACGGGCGTCGGTACGGATGTCCACGATCTGATCCGGATCATCACAGATGAGGAAAAGCGGGATCCGTTGTTGTCATACGAAACGCCGCGTCAGATCGACACGGTATCGCGCCGGGTCGTGGATCCGACGGCGGTGTATGTATTGACGAGTTGGGAAAAGTTCATCCCGCTGGATCACGGTATCCGATGGACGATGGGATGGTATGTCGATTTCCTTAAAACGATCGAGGATGAACACGACTACGATAACGAATAGACTGGCTGTGGTTGGATGTATGTTCGACGGGGCGGTCGGGGTGACATACGACGCCCTGATCCGCTCCACGATCGACGTCGATTTCATCGTCCGGATGGATAGCGTCCTCGGTTGTTACATGGCGAAATATCAATACCACACATCGCGCAAAGAGATACCACGGATCGAGGATATCCCGCATGGCGACAAGTCGTATTTTTGGAATGAGGCAAAAAAATACACGGATGAACAGGACCGCAGGATCAAGGCCGCGAAGGTCATCTATCTCATCGACCAGCTTTGCGCCGTCGGCTGGCGAACTGACGAAGTACGCCATCGCGCATCTGACACATCTCGGATTCCTGGTATGGCGTCAAAATAACCACGCCACCCGTGGCCGGAAGTTTATCGGGATGCGCGGCATGCCTGATATTATCGGGTACGGGATGGATGGCCGGGCGGTGTACTGCGAGGTGAAATCGGAAGGGGATCGACTATCGGATGATCAGATCGCGTTCATGGATCGGGCGACGGTTAATGGATGCCAGACATGGATCTGCAAGGTCGGAGAGCATGGCGGCGCCTACTTAACTACATGGGAGTTTCATCGGAAACAAAATAGCACAAAGGATTGACGCGTTCCGAGATCATCGCCGATATGTATGGGAATAAGGACGTCGCCGACGCCATCGGGAAGATGGAACCGGAGGCGCTCCGCGATGATCTGCGACAGGAGATATTTCAGGTGTTGTGTGAACTTCCGGAGGATCGCCTCCTGGAGATGCACCGGGAAGGATGGCTAAAGTGGTTCATCGTCCGGACGATGCTAAACATGATCAAGTCCGATCGATCTACATTTTGGTACAAATTCCGGCGCCAGTTTGTTGAAGTGTCTGATGAGATGGGACGGGAGCCAGAGGCGGCGGAAGATGACACAAGGGATCAGGGACGCGTCCGGGACGGGGTGAACGCCCTCCATTGGTACGAAGCGAAACTGATCGAGATCTACGCCGCAAACGGGCAGAACATCGCGAAGATCAGCCGGGAGACGGGAATACCATATCGGTCACTATTTAAGACGATCAAAAAAGTGAAGGATAAACTTAAAAAGGAAGTACGCGAGGAACGGGCGCCGCCGTCCGTGGCAACGGTCCGACTGTCGCTGGATGTGACGATCGAGGTATCCCCATCCGGGGCGGATACGATTCTCGACACAATCGAAACGATGGATGACGCGACGCGGATGATGTTGTCCAGCGCATGCCGATTGATACACTACAAAGGGTTCACCATAAAGGAAACGAAATGACATATTTAGAGGCGCTAATTTATAGCTTGCTTGTTGTGGCATTTTACTCGCTTCAGGTAGTATGGGAAATAATTGTAAAGGACAATAAAAATGATCATAAATGATCCAGATCATCATCACCGCCGCATCGTTCACCGTCTGGTGGGCCGTCCTATCCGGGATCCCACAACGCCTCCGCCTTCGGAAGCCTTTTGATTGCGTAATATGCCTGCCCGTATATCTTGCGCCCGTGCTTTATTTCGTACCTCATCCCTATCTGGACATCATCACCGTGGCATCAGTCGCGCCCGTCGCGGCGTGGCTGCTGGTCGGAATTTTACAATTCATCAAACAGAATCTAAATGGCAACTATTAACGAAACGGATCTCGCGTACCTCCGAAATCACAAAGTATATTTTGAGCAGGCGAAGATGAACTTCCTGCACGGGTTCAATGCGCATATCATGGACACGTTCCACCAGATATTCCAGCGCTACCTTCAGCCGGGGTACGTCCTTACGCCGTGGTGTTCATCCTGCGTCCTGGACATGGTGCAGCGCCTCGGAGATTGGTATGAAACGATCGAGGATGAACTGGCGACGATCCAGGCCGCCGGGGCGGATAACGTGGCCGCGTTCACCTTCCCGGACGATCTCGATAAGATCGAACCCGTGCAACAATCCGACACGATGACGCTGGATGGCGGTATCGTCCTGACGGCAACGAAACGGAAGCCACGAACAAAAAAACAGGGATGAGGATACTCGCAGTCACACAACCGAACAGCGGCGTAGGATATCACCGGATGATGCTACCGCTCCGCCATCTGCCCGGGGTATCCGTGCTGTTCACGGATTTCATCAATGATGAAGTCCTGGAGCGCGGATTCGACATCGTCACGTTTAACAGGTTCATTCCGGGCGTCGAACTATCCGACCTGATCGCCTTCCGGAAAAAATACGGGTTCAAGATGGTGCTGGATCTCGACGATTACTGGATCCTCGACTCGTGGCATATCCTCGCGCAGAACTTTCCGTCCCAGGTCATCGTCGATCACATCCGGGCGGCGGACCTGGTGACGGTGACGCATGATCGTCTCCTGAAGGAAGTGCGTCCGCTCAACTCGTGCTGGGAGACGCTTGCCAACGCGCTCCCGTTCGATGAAGGACAATTCCACGCGGGGCGGGTGGATGTGGACGCGATGAATGACAGCATGGAGCAACCCGTGGCCGATGGCGCGGTCCGGTTCCTGTACGCCGGCGGGATTACACACCGGAAGGATATCGAACTAATGGCGCACCCTATGCGGGCCCTGGCCGATGATGACAAGTACCGCGAGCGGATCCATCTGATCATGGCCGGGTACGATGACAGCAACCCGCAAACGATCCCGACATGGAACGGAATGGTAAGGGATTACACGGCCGCGCACCGTATGAACTTTCATCTTCGCGCTCCGCTACCGCCGGATGCCTACATGGCCTTTTACGCGGAAGCGGATGTGGCATTCGCGCCGCTGGTGGAGAGCAAGTTCAACACGATGAAATCGAACATCAAAGCGCTGGAGGCCGGATGCAAGTACATCCCGCTGATCGCGTCGGATGTACATCCGTACCAGCCTATTCCGCCAGTGTTGAAAGTCGAAGCGCGCCGGGACTGGGGGAAGTTTATCCGGCGGATGGTAGATAGCAAATGGCAACGGGAGGATGCCGGGAAGGCGCTCGGGGAGTACGTGCGCCGGGAGTATCATCTGACGAATTGGAACAAGAAACGGAAACAACTTTACGAATGGATCATCACGAAATGAAACCGCGCATCTCACGTCCCGCCGTGCTCATCATGGCGTACCGACGGCATGACATAACAGCGCGGACGCTGGCCGCCAACCTCAACACCGCCGGGATGGATTTCGGTCTATTCGTCGGCGATCATCGCGGGATCTGCAGGAACTCGAATATAATGCTATGGCGCGCGATGGCAGAAGGGTACGACGCCTTTTGCATCATGGGCAACGACATAACGGAACCGTATGGATGGCTGAAGGCCCGCGTCGATTTCGCCAATGGTCGCGGGGATTGTGGCGGGGTATCCATCGGCATCGACTGGATGACATCGACGCCGAAGGAGGACACCGTGATAGGGAATATCCTATGGCCGCGCGACGTCGTGGAAAAGGTCGGGGCCTGGGATGAGCGCCTCGATCCACATGGCCCGGTGGATCTGGATTACTGCAACCGGGCGAATAAGGCCGGATACAAAAATTGGTACCTGCCTAACATGATGGCCAACCATCACTGGGGCCATGACGGGAATTTATACGGGTACGATAAGCAGGCCGTAATCAAAGAAAAATGGGACTTGTATTGCCACCAGGTCGGGAACCCGGAGTACTACATTCCATTCGAGGACATGTCGAAATATTATGAGCAATGAACATCCAAGAGGTCAAAATATCGACGATCAAGTCGAACCCGAACAATCCCAGGCTGATTAAGGATGACAAGTTCGCCAAGCTGGTCCAGTCCATCCGCGATTTCCCGGAGATGCTCCGCCTGCGACCGATCGTGGTCAATGATGACATGATCGTGCTGGGCGGAAATATGCGACTAAAGGCATGCAAGGAGGCCGGGTTAAAGGTCGTTCCGATCATCAAGGCGTCCGACCTTACCGACGACCAACAGCGAGAGTTCATCATCAAGGATAACGTCGGGTTCGGCGAATGGGACTGGGAGATGCTCGCGAATGAATGGGACGACGCGAAGCTGGCGGACTGGGGACTCGATCTTCCGGACATGTCGGAAAAGGTACTGGAAGCGGAGGAGGATGATTTCGACGTCCCGGATGGCGGCATTGAAACCGACATCGTGCCGGGCGACCTGTTCGAGATCGGGCCGCATCGCTTGTTATGCGGCAATAGTACCGACGCGGACGCGGTGACGCGGTTGATGAATGGCGAGAAGGCGGATATGGTATTCACGGATCCGCCGTATGGCATAAACTACAAATCAAATAAAAGAAAGGATCAATTTGAATTTATTAAAAATGACGATGTCATAAATTGTGATTTTCTGCCAATTATACCAGTAAAAAACGATATCGCATTTTATGTATGGACAAGGTGGGACGTTTATAGTAAATGGGTCGAATTGATACAAAAAACGTATCAAGTTTCAAATTGTATTGTATGGGCAAAACAAGCAGGCGGCCTCGGTGATCTCGAGTCATTTTGGAACCAACATGAATTTGCAATATACGCTGTCAATGGTAAGGTAAAATTGCGAGGAAAGAGGCAAGGCAATTTATGGGAGACAACGGATCACAGGAGCAAAGATTACGTCCATCCGACGCAGAAACCAATAGAATTAGCGGCAAGAGCAATAGAAGCAACATCGGACATTCGTAATATTATTGTTGATGTATTCCTCGGCTCCGGTTCCACAATGGTCGCCGCGCATCAGCTCGGGCGCAAATGTTACGGGATGGAGCTGGATCCGAAATATTGCCAGGTTATTGTTGATCGCATGCGGAAACTGGATCCAGGTATTGAGATTAAACGAAACGGGCAACCGTATAAAATAGACTGATAATGGGGACACTTGAAAAACAAAAGCACGGCGGCGCGCTATATCGTCCGGCAAAGGGGGAGACGCGGAACCCGAACGGGAGGCCGCGGAAATATGTATCGACGCTGAAGGCGCAGGGGTATAAACATTCGGAGGTGATGGAGTGCATGCAGGTCATGCTATCCATGACGATGGAGGAACTAAAGGAGGTTTACCAAAACGAGAAATCGACGGTACTGGAAAAGACCATCGCCGGATCGCTGGCGAAGGGGCTGGAGAAAAAGAGCATGTTCACGATCGAGACGCTACTATCCCGCATCTTTGGGAAACCACGCGAACAGACAGAGGTCACAGGATCTGTTGTCATGCACACGATCAAGCTGGGCAAAAAATAAATTTGCTAAATTTGTTGCATTGTGATAAATTTACACAACAAACAAATTACACAATGTACAAGACACCTGAACGCCTCGCGTTCGACAAAGAACTGGGCGCCGCCTTAAAACGCGCCCGCATCATGGCCGGGCTGACGCGCAACAACGTCGCCATCGATACAGATCTAAATCCATCATCCATCGACCGCATCGAGCGCGGCCAGTCATCCGCCAACACGTTCGACGTACTGCGGATCATGGCGTCCATCGGGGCGGATCCCGCGGCATTATTGCGAGATGCGCTCGAAGCCGGGGAGGCAAGATTTGCGGCTGGTAAAATACGTGGGGCGAAATGATATACCGAGATCACTTCCAGAACTACAAAGGATACGCCATCCCGAAGGCCCAGCTGATCATTGCGGATATCCCGTATAACCTCGGCAATAACGCGTACGCATCGAATCCGGCATGGTATAAAGATGGCGACAATCAGAACGGGGAGAGCGAACTGGCTGGTAAGTCGTTTTTTGACACCGACGAGGATTTTCGCCCGGCGGAGTTCATGCACTTTTGCAGTACGATGTTGAAGTCCGAAAAAAAACAGATCAAGGGCGAAGGTGAAGGCAGGCAAAAAAGCTCAGCGCCGTGCATGATTGTTTTTTGTGCGTTCGATCAACAGATGTATCTTATCGAGCTGGCGAAGCGGTACGGATTGAATAACTATATCAATCTCGTTTTCCGGAAAAACTTTTCCGCCCAGGTCCTGAAAGCAAATATGAAGGTCGTCGGGAATTGCGAGTATGCGCTGATCCTGTACCGGGACCGCCTCCCGAAGTTTAATAATGGCGGGAAGATGGTATTTAATTGCATGGACTGGCCTAGAGATAATGAACACGAAAAGATCCATCCTACTCAAAAACCCGTCGAGTTATTAAAGCGCCTGATCGAATTATTTACGGATCCCGGTGACGTGGTGATCGACCCGGTCGCCGGAAGCGGATCGACGCTGATCGCCGCCGAACGTACGGGGCGGAAGTCGTACGGGTTCGAGATCAAAAAGGAATTTTGGATGAAGGCTAACGCATGGCTGGCGGAGGAAAAACAAACAAAGGAGGATATCAAAAACTTCGGATTCGCGAAAAGCAAGATCGAAAAGGATCAGCCGACATTGTGGACCGTTAAAACCGACGCACAATGAAAGGCGAATCAGACATCGTCTCCGGCCTCCAGGCCCTAAAGCGCGCCTACGATCATTGGAATAGTTTCGTCCGGGAGAAACCTGGATCCCTGGCGGAGCGCATGTTTACAATGTACCTACGGAAGATCAGCTGGATCGTGTACGATTTGCTAACCTGCCCACATTTTCCGGACGCAGTGCGAAACGGCATCCGCAAGGAATGGACATCCGACGGGTTCGCCGTTCCCGCGATCGCGGATAAGGTCGCGCTACTGGCGCCGGATCAGCGGGACGCGGTGGAAAATGTGATCGACCTGTTATTGTCCGGGGAAAAACTGGAGATCGAAATAAAACCGCTACCGAAATGACGAACACCGAAAAGGTCGTAAAGGATAAGGCGGAGACGCTGTTCGGTATAATGCTAAACATGCAGGATTTCCCGGACCGTGATCAGGCAAAGAAGGCGGCGCTGGTGGTCTGTACGGAGGTAATAAAGGCGATCCATTGGCATCGCGAACAGACGCCGCCGAACTGGAACTATTGGCACGATGTAAAAAACGAAATAGAGAAACTATGACACCTGAAGAAATGGCAAATCACCTCATCCATTGTTACATACCAGATGCGGCCGGAAACAATAGGCATGAGCGAACGGCCAGCGCTAAAAACATGGTAATAGTCACCGCGCAAAGCATACTAAAGCAAGTGCGAGGCGATCGAGATAGCCACCCAAAAGTTTTGCATTTTTGGCATGATGTTCTATTAATTGCTAAAGAACTATGAAACGCGCAATCCTGACAATCATTATCGCCATGTCTTTCACGGCATGCTTTGTCCTGCCGAAACCGATGCAGCGCGGCGTCCTTCGCCCGGTGAAGGCGTATCCGGTGGAACGCCAGAAGGGCAACCGGATCATGTCGATCGGCGTGGCCGCATTTTTTGCCGGGTTCATTTATCTGTATGGAATCAGAAAATAGTATTATCATTCATATCGAGGATGAGCCACACCCGGCACAGCGGGCGGTACTTGAAAGCGCCGCCCGTTTCCGCGTGTTGATGTGTGGGCGCAGATTCGGGAAGTCATTTATCGCGCAGCTCGAAGCGCTGAACGCCATCGCCCGGGGCGAACAGGTCGGATACATCACGCCGACGTACCTTTTGGCGAAGTCGTTTTTTATGGACCTAACGAAGGCGCTCCCGCCATCGGTGAAGCGGAACGCGTCGGATCTCACGATCGAGATGAACGGCGGCCTGATGCGTTTTTTCACGGGTGAACGCCTCGATAACCTCCGGGGTATGAAGTTCCATCTGGTGATCGTCGATGAAACCGACTACATCCCTGGCATTGAGGATGGCTGGATCAACTCCATCCGCCCGACGCTGACGGATTACAAGGGCCGCGCGCTGTTCCTATCCACGCCACGCGGGCGAAGGTTCATGTACCAATGCCATCTTCGCGGCCAAGGTCAGGAGGCCGAATGGCAGTCATTCAAGTTCACGACATACGATAACCCGCACATCGATCCGTCCGAGATCGACGCGGCGCGGTCAATCATGCCAGACGTGGCATTCCGACAGGAGTACCTTGCGGATCCCGCGGAGAACGCCGCAAATCCGTTCGGGGATGCCTACATCCGGCAATGCACATTCCCGCTGTCTGCAGGCCCGGCGGTGTGCTATGGGATAGACCTTGCAAAAGCGGTGGACTGGACCGTGATCGTCGGCATGGACGCGAGCGGATCCGTTTGCTATCTCGACCGGTTCCAGCGGGACTGGAGATCCACCCGGGAGGCGATCCGGTCATTACCGAGCGCGCCGATCGCGATCGATTCGACTGGTGTGGGCGATCCGATATTTGAGGATCTGGCCGCGGATGGATACGACGTGGAGGGGTACAAGTTTACCAGCCTGTCAAAACAGCAACTAATGGAGGGCCTGCGATCTGGTATCCATCAGCGGAAGATCACCTTCCCGGATGGTATCATCACGCAGGAATTGAGCGTATTTGAATATCAATACACCAGCCACGGCGTCCGATATTCCGCTCCGTCCGGGTTTACGGACGACGCCGTCATGGCGCTATCGCTGGCGTGGTATAAATGGGGCAAGGCATCCGCTCGGGGGCAATATTCGTTTGTGTGATGTAACTTTAGGACATGGACAACATCATGAAGCCTAAAACATGGCATGATCTCACCGTCCGCCAATGGCAGGCGCTTACGGATCTGTTTATGGAGGAAGGGAACTCCCACATCGATAACATCGTCCGATCCGGGTGCATCGTTTACGACGTCACAGAACATGAACTGGATAGCCTGACGATGGCAGACCTAAACGACCTGGGGCATCGTCTGGCGTTCATTCATACCGAAGTACCAGCGCGCCCGGTGGATCGCATCGACGTAAACGGTCGGAGGTATCGCTGCGTTTATGATGTTACGCGCATGCCAGCGGCCAGGTACATTGAATCGAAGGTGTACGGTCAAGATCCGAACCAGCACTTACATCGAATCATGGCGTCGATGGTATGGCCGCAAAAACGCGCCTACCGTATCGGCCCGTGGATGGATGACGATTACGACGCCTCCCGGCATTCGGAGTACGCGGAGGATATGCTGGACGCGCCAATTACCGCCGTACTCGGATCCGTCGTTTTTTTTTGCGACGTATATCTCAATTTGATAAGCAGTTCACGAGTTTATTTCACGAAGATCATAATGCAGACGACGAGGAAACCGCGGATCGAGGCGGAGACAATAGTGAACGATTTATGCGCCAATATGGCTGGCATTATCAGACCGAGTTGGTCGCAGCGTATGAACGGGTGACGCTGGCGGAGGCGTGGGATCTGCCGACGGTGCAATATTTGAACGCGCTCGCCTATCTAAAGGCGAAACGCGAACACGAAGAACAACAGATGAAACGACTGCAACATGGCGCGATCGCTCGCTGAAGTACAGGCCGAACTATTGGCGGAAGGTACACTGGACCGCATCGGATCCGCCCGCGTGGCATCCGATCAGGTTCCCGTGCTGGAGGAGCTGGTCGCCATTGTGGCCGCTCAATTCGTGCTGGCAGTCCGCGAGAATATAGACCGGATGGGAAAGACCGATCGCGGGGGGCTGATCGACGGGGTATCCGCCGGGGAAATCCGACGGGACGGGTCGAAGGTTACGGTAGAGCTGGGATACGATCCGAACGATCCCGCGGCGTTATACTGGGATTTCGTTAATAAGGGCGTCCGGGGCATTAAGTCCGGGGAGCCATCGACGTCGCCGTATCGGTTCCGTAAATTATCGGCGCCGCCCGTCATGGTGGACGCGCTGGATGGATGGGTCAAACGGAATAACATATCTGCCATAAATGAAGATCAGCGCCGCAACCTATCCGCCCTCCAGGTCAAACGGGAAACGGTCAAAAGTTACGGAGACCCGACGCGGTCGCTCGCCTACGCCATCGCGCTGGGGATCAAGCGCCGCGGCCTACCTTATACCGGATTCTGGGACAAGGCCGTAAAGGAGTACCTGGGGAAACAATTCATCGACGCCGTCGCGAAGGCCGCCGGGGCGGATATCCGGGTCCAGATCCGGAAATTTAATCCGAGCGGAAAATAATCTTAAAATTATTTTGTGTTATTGTTGTTTCGTATTGTTTGAATGATGTATATTTGTATAACAAAACACAAACACAATGCAAACAATGTACGCCTTCAGACTGCACGCAGAAGTAATCGACGCTAAAATGGCTGAGTATATTTATACTCCGATTACCGAAATTTTTGAAATTTCTCGTGAAGATTATTTGGCCGATCCGGCCTCCGACTTGTACGACGAAAACGGCAACGGACAGCCCTGCACATTGTGGGCCTATGATGATTACTATACCGCCGTACTGGCTAAACGTAAGGCCTACGAAAATATCGAACATGTAAACGCTTAATCTGTAAAACATAAAAAACGCAACCCGCCCACCGTGGCGGGTTTTTTCATGCCAACCTCCGCCGACGCCGCTAATTAGTGACGTATGGCAATCACAATTCAACAAGCGCCGGAGGCACGCGCGTCGATGCACGACGACCTTTGGCATGTCGTCACAAGTACGAACACCGGGCAGGACGGGTTCAAATATGTTTTCGACGTTTACGTGGCCGCCGAGCTGGTGGCGCGTGTTAAACTATTTCCGGATCCCGTGGAGGACTGCGGGGCCTTAAACGCGGGCGCAATCGTCCGTTCTTTCTGGCAGTCATATTTCAAGCCATACACCACCCAGACGGCGTTCAGTTTTGATACGAATGATATTTACGTCCCATATACGATCCAGTTCGGGGAGGAATACGGCGGGACGTTATACACGAACCTCACATCCGCAAATTATGAGGCGTTCAATTTTTACAATCCGATCTTCCGGGACTGGTCCGCGTCATACCTCGACACCTTCAACGGCAAATGGCTGACGTACCGAGATCGCTCCACGCTGGAGGTAGGTTTCACGGAAAAGCTGTTCGTGCCGTGGTTCAATTACGGATTTCCGGATGTGGCCGTATCGCTGAAGGTCGCGACCGATGGCGGCGGCGTTACAACTGGATCGGGTATTCTTTGTGACGCGCTGATAAACTTCGATCTTTCCCCGGCGGCCATCAATGCGTATCTCGGCACTACAAAGGTGCCATCCACGGCGACGATGTACACCGTCCAGATCGGATCGGGCGACATCGTGACGATCAGGCTGGCATGCAATCGGTACGATACGGAGGTCCTGCATTTCCTTAATAGTTTGGGCGGATACGAAACCGCCGCCTTCCGCCTGGTGAACAGAGAAACCCGAACGGCGGAGCGTCAATCCTTCCAGCGCCCGGGATGGCAGATCTCCGGGGACAGCATGACGCGGTACGATGCGAATAAGCGCCTCTATCCTGGCCGCGTCGATTACGCCGTCCGACAGGCCGTAACCATGTCACTGACGTCTGACTGGTTATCGGAAACCGATCACAACTGGATGCGGGATCTTATTATGTCGCCGGAGGTATATCTGGAGCGCGGCGGGTACTACTATCCCGTAACGATCGGAACGACGCAATGGAATGAAAAGATACGCCGGGCGGATAAGCTGTTCAACCTGACGCTGGACGTTAACGTGAAAAATACAATGTCACAACTTCGATGAGGACTGAAATATACATCGAAGGCCGCCGGGTCGATCTCTATGACGACCTATCGCTGGAACTGACGTACCAGATCGACGACGTGAAAGAGTTCGGATCGCGGGAGACGAATTTCTCCAAAACGATCGTCCTGCCCGGCACGGGGCGCAATAACCGACAATTCGGGTACATCTTTGAGTTCGGATCACAGAACGCGTATAATCCGGATTCGCCGAACATCGACTATAATTTCAACGCCGCAAAGCAGGCCGCCTGCATTGTGTACGTCGATAAGGTGCAGGTGATGAAGGGCGTGGTTCGCCTCCTGGAGATCGTCCGCACGGGCGATGTGGTGGAATACGAATGCGCGGTATTTGGGGAGCTGGGCGGGTTCGTGCAGGATCTTGGGAACGCAAAGATTGAGGCGCTCGATTTCAGCCAGTACGACGAGGCCTGGAATATGACGAACATAAAGCGGAGCTGGGAGCCTACATCCGGCATCGTCGTCTCCGGCGTCACGCTGACGGGATATTATCCGGCCTCCGGGGTGTTTTATCCGCTCGTCGATTACGGTGGCGTGTCCACCAATAAGCATGACTGGGATTTCCGGGCATTGCGTCCGGCATTGTACGTGAAAGAATACCTCCAGAAGATCATCGCGGGCGCCGGGTACACGTATGAAAGCGCGTTCATGGATACGGCCTTTTTTCATCGACTGGTCATCCCTAACAATCAAAAAACGCTCAAGCGCCAGACTACGCTCGGCCTATCCGCGACCGCGCAGGTGTACACGTACACAAATGTCGGGAACGTCCGATGGGACGCTGTATCCCTGGGGGATTTCACGAAGAACGCGCCTGGTACGATCTTCACCTACAACTCCGCCACACCGTTCACGGGTACGCTATCCGTGACGCTGTTCGGGGAGGTATTGGAATCCGGGACATCGCTGGAGATCGAGATCCGGAAGAACGGCGCGGCGATATATCTACACGTCAATAGTCCGAACGCGGGCGACCTGGTTGATCTGGCGGTGGATCTCCCGAATCAGACATTTAACCAGAACGACACGCTATCCGTTTACATCGACACCGACATTCGGGGACTGGGCATATCCATAACCGAGGGCGCCATCCTATTGAACAGCGCGACGCCTACCTTCGTCACGCTTGGGTATAACGACACGATCGCAATCAATGACACGATCCCGCGCGGGGTATTCCAGCGGGATTTCTTTGCCTCGGTCGTAAAAATGTTCAATCTATACGTGACGGAGGATCCGAACCGAGATCGACATCTGATCATCACGCCATACATCGATTACTACCTCACCGGATCGGATACGCTCTTGGACGTGGACGATATTGGCACGACGCTAATGGTGGACGACCAGTACGATCTCATCATCGCGCCTGGTGTGGATAGTTCCATCGACTGGACGCATAAGCTCGACAGATCTTCCCCGATACGCCTCCGGCCAATGTCGGAGCTGAACGGGCGTTATTTTGAGTATAAGTATAAAACCGACGCCGATTACTATAATGAACAATACCGCATAAAGTACGGCCAAGGGTACGGGGATTATCTGGAGGATACCGGGTTCGTTTACGCAAAGGAAAAACAGACGGCGGAGCTGATATTTTCCGCCACGCCGATCGTCGGATATGTCGGGGAGGATAAACCCGTATCCACGGTATTCAAATTATCGGGCACGACGGAGGATAAAACAGAACATAACATCCGGATCTTCCAGATCAAAAAAGTGACAGGCCGGAGCGCTTACGCCGTAAAAAATGGCGGGACGAATATTGAAAGCGGCCTCACCGCGTACGGATGGGGCGGCCATCTGGATGATCCGATCACGCCGCAAGTGGATCTAAATTTCGGCACGCCGTCGGAGCTGTATTTCGATCTGGCCGCGCAATATCCATCGACCAACCTTTTCACGGCCTTCTGGTTCGGATGGGTTGCCGAGATCACGGATAAAGATAGTAAACTGATGACGGCATCTTTCCGCCTGATCGAGATGGATATCATGGATCTGAATTTCGCGCGCCTGATCTATATCGACGGAACGCTTTGGCGCCTGAACCGGATCATCGACTATAACCCGATCAGCAATCAAACGACGAAGGTTGAATTGCTCAAATTGATGGAAACGACATACGAATAACATGGCGGAAGAAAAGGTAGGTATAAAGTTAGAGGTCGATGGATCGCAGGCAACGAAGGCCGTCGGCAATGTCCGCAAGGAAATAAAGGAGGCCACCGTCGCGCTGCAACAGGCGCAGGCACAGTTCGGGGAATATAGCGCGGAGGCGATCACGGCGGCAAAGCGGGTGGCGGAACTACGCGACCGGGTATCCGAGGCCGCGGAGACTGCGCGCCTGTTCGATCCGGGGCAAAAGTTCGCAGCGTTCAGCGGTGCATTGAACGCCGTGGCCGGTGGATTCTCCGCCGTTCAGGGGGCGCTGGGCCTTGTAGGTGTAGAATCCGAAGAGGTGCAGAAGCAGCTCCTGAAAGTTCAGTCCGCGCTCGCATTGTCACAGGGGCTGAACGTGATCACCGACAGCGCAAAAGATTTCCAGCGCCTGGGGGCGGTCATAAAACAAACGGAGACCTTCCAGCGTGGCCTCGCCGCCGCCAACGTCGTCACATCGACGGCATTGCAGGCCGTTGGCGTATCCGCTACAACTACGTCGGTCGGATTCAAGGTCCTTCGCGGCGCCATCGTCGCGACGGGCATCGGGGCGCTCGCCGTCGGGCTGGTATTGTTGGTGCAGAATTTCGATAAGGTCCGGGACGCCGTTTATCGATTCATTCCGGGCCTCAAAACAGCGACGGAGTTCATCGGGGGCCTGGTGCAATCCGTGACTGATTTCATCGGTATAACGTCCGAGGCGGATCGGGCAACGGCGAAACTGATCGCGGACAATTCCGCCCGCATAAAGGCCGCGGAGCGGGATCTGGAGCTGAATGGCGACAAGTACGATCAATACACCCAGCGGAAGATAAAAGCGAATATCGACTACCGGAAATCGCTGGAAGAACTGACGAAAGATGAAACGCTATCTGTTCAGGAGCGCGAACGGTTCATCGCCCAGGCACGGGCGAAAGCCGACCGGGAAATCGCGCGAGCGGATGAAGATCGCAATAACGCGGCGGAGGAACGGCGAAAAGCGGATCAGAAAAAAGCGGATGACGCGGCAAAGGTATCGGCGGACAAGCGAAAAGCGGAAGCGGATCGTCTGGCCGGGATCGAAAAGCAGGCGCTCGATGAATTGCAGCGCCTTCGGGACGAGGCCGCCATCGCTGCAATAAAAGACGAGGATCAGCGACAGATCAAGGCGATCGAAATCGCGCTGCAACGCGAACAGGATCGGATCAAGGCGCTGGAGATATCCGAAACCACGCGAACCGAATTACTGAAGGCGTCCACGGAAAAAGCCGATCGGGAGATCCAAGCGATCAACCAAGCGCGAATCGACGCGGAGATAAAAGCGGCGGAAGATCAAGCGGCCAAACTTGCGGAAATCGAGGCCAAACGGATCGAGGACGAAACTACCGCACGGCGCGAAGCGGCGCAACTACGCATCGAGGAGACATTCCGCGAAATCGAAAATGAGGCGCTTACCTATGACGCCCGGCGGGCATTGATCGATCAAGGTATCGCGGATCTACAACGGTACTATGAGGCCGGAACAATCGGCGAACAACAATACACCCAGACGCGCCGGGAACTGACGATGGAACGGATCGCGCTCGATCAGGCCGAACGGGACGCAAAAATACAGGTCGCGCAGCAAATCGCCGGGGCGATCGTTCAACTGGGGAGCCTGTTCAAACAAGGCACCGCGGCGGCGAAGGTCGCGGCATTGTCGGAGATCGCCATCAATACCGGTGTAGGATTGATCCAAGGCCTCGACATCGCGCAAAAGTCCGCGAAGGCGACCGGACCAGCGGCGGCGTTCGCGTTCCCTATATTTTACGCCACACAGATCGCGGCGGTACTGGGCGCGGCGGCGAAAGCCAAGCAGGTACTCCGAAGCGATACCGGGGCCGGGGGCGGTGGCATATCCGCCACATCCGCGCCGCAATTTTCCGCGCCATCCAACACCGCGCCAATCGCGCCTCCACGGCCACAGGTCGCAACGACGGAACTGGGGCCACAATCCATGCAGGGCATAAATGTGGCCAGCACCCGGGCGTATGTCGTGGAGAGCGATATAACAGGCGCACAGGAAAGGATCACACGCCTTAACCGCGCGGCACGATTGGGCTGATCGCCCTAATTATGTTTTAAAATAGAACAAATGGACAACCTTCCAATATTTGAACTGGTCATAAGCGAAGATGAGGCCGCGGAAACCGAGGTTAATTTTATCGCGCTCGTAAAGAAACCCGCCATCGAGCGGAATTTTATCGCGTTCGCGCAGGAGGATTTCGTCGAACCGGGACCGACCGAAACGCAGGACGAGTTCATCGGACGCTGTATCCCGGCAATGATCGGGGAGGGGAAAGAACAGGATCAGGCCGCCGCGATCTGCTATTCTAAATGGGAGGACCGGGAGCGCATGGCGTCCGAATTTCAGGAAACGATCACCGACATCCCGGACGATGTCCGCGCTAATGCCCGGAACGCGGTCGAATGGGCGGAGAAAAATGGATGGGGGTCATGCGGCACACCCGTTGGTAAGCGTCGGGCATCCCAGCTCGCAGAACGGGGAGGGGCGGTATCGCTCGACACCGTCCGTCGCATGTACTCCTATCTTTCCCGTCACGCCGGGGATCTGGACAATTCCAAAGGGTACGCGGACGGATGCGGAAAGCTCATGTATGACGCATGGGGCGGGAAATCCGGGTTGTCATGGGCGCGCAATGTCCTGCGCCGGGAAAACATGCACGCTTTCGCGATCCAGGACGAGGACGAGCGGATCGTATCCGGGCCGCTGATGGTTCCGGGAAAAAAGATCTACCGCCGTGACGGAGACAATGAATACATGGTGACGTTCAGCGCCGAAACCATCAAGGCGATCGCCATGAAATTCATGCGGAAGCGGTACCAGGGGAACGTGAACATCATGCACGACGGAGAACAGGTCGTCCCGGGGGCGGTATTGTTTGAGACATGGATAAAGGACACGAAGCGCGGCGTCGGTGGAATGGCCGGATATGACGATCTCCCGGATGGGACATGGTTTGGATCGATTAAGATCGAGGATGACGCGACATGGGCCGATGTAAAGGCCGGGAAGCTCCAAGGGTTCAGCGTCGAGGGGGTATTCGGATATGTCCGGGAACGCGAAACCGAAATCGCAGCGGATCGCATGATGTCCGCAATCATCGACATCCTCGGACAGGTACGGCAATAAATTACGCGAACCGCTAAATAACACCGATGGCAGGCAATTATTTACCAGCGACATATAACATAAAGCTCACCAAGGGCAACACATGGCAGACCGTTTTCGCGCTGTTCAAAGATAGCGCGGCGATCAACCTATCGGCGGCGGAGGTACGCGTCCAGATCCGCCGGAAGGCGTCCAGCACGACGGCGGAGGTAACGATCACGGAGGCGGACGGGATTACCGTCGGCGGGGCGTCATCGAACGAGATCACCATATCGAAGCGCGTGGACATCGCCGCCGGAGATTATGTGTGGGATCTACTCGTTATCAACGCCGGGGTGTATAAAACCTATATCGGCGGGAAGATCGAAATCGTGGACGAAGTAACCGTACCAGCATGAGCATAGAGGTAAACATAACCGAGGATAAGGTCGAAATCTTCGACGGCACACAGGCCGCATATCTGGCCGCCGTGGATACGCAGGACCAGACCAACGCTGGGGCGACATCGGTTAATCTGATGAAGTTCCGCACGACCGAAATATCCCGCGACATCTCGATCGTATCGGACAGCCGGATCACGATGGCGAAGGCCGGGATCTATAATATTCAATTTTCAGCGCAATTCGATAAGACCGACGGCGGGGATGATATCGTCCACGTTTGGCTATTAAAGAACGGGCAGAACGTGGCGAATACGAATACCGAGATGACGCTGGTCGGCAATAACGGAAAGCACGTCGCCGCGTGGAATTTCGTCGTCCAGGCATCCGCGGGCGACTATTACGAGCTGGCCTGGCACAGCACGGACACGTCGGTATTTATCAACTATGTGGCGCCGCAATCAACGCCGACGCGGCCCGCCATCCCGTCGGTGATCCTGACGGTTACTCAAGTCTAAACAAAACAAAACATAAAATGAGCAATCTTTTCTCCCTCAACCTCCGCGACCTGGTGAAGGGCGCCGTCGTCGCTGCATTGGCCGTTATCGCCGCCGCTGTTACCACATCCCTCGAAGCCGGGGCCGTCCCGACGCTGGAGCAGTGGAAGGGTATCGGATGGTCCGGCCTGATGGCGGGCGCCGCCTATCTGCTGAAAAACCTGTTCACCAACAGCAACGATGAAATCCTGAAACCGGAGGCGAAATGATCGCCTATATGGTAACAATTAACCACATAACTAAATAACGGTAAGATGACAGCAAAAGAAGCACTCGATAAGATCCGCGCAATGTTCGCGGATATGCCACCCGCTCCCGCGCCGGAGCCGGAACCCGCCAAGATGGAGGCGAAAGAATATGTCCTCGAAGGCGGCCAGAAGGTACTTGTATCTGAACTCGAAATAGGCGGTATGGTTCAGCTGGTCGATGACGCTGGCAACACCGCGCCCGCTCCCGCTGGCGATCACAAGTTCGCCGATGGCACCACGATCACCGTCGGGGAAAATGGTCTGATCACCGCGATCACCGTTCCCGCCGTTGAACCGGAAATGCCTGCAGAACCTGGTGAAGATATGTCCGCGAAGTTCGCCGCCATCGAAGCCGATAACGCCGCGCTCCGCGCTGCCATCGACGCACAGGCCGCAAAGTTCGCCGATGAACTGGTCGCCACTAACGATCGCCTTCGCACGCTGGCCGATGTGTTCAGCGCCATGATGCAGACGCCCGGCGCCGATCCGATCGGGAAGCCGCATCACAATTTCGAGCAAACGGAAAGTAAAGACGAAAAATTGAAGCGGATCGCTGACCGTATCGCCAGCCTCCGCAAATAATCACCAACAAATAAAAATCGACAAAAATGGCATTTTCACTCGGTACATTAACCGCCTATGTTGAGCAGAACGAACAACTGCTCGTCGCCGCCTCCGTCCTCGGTCCCAAGACCGCCGCATTGATCCAGTCCCAGGGCAACGTCATGGTGGGCGTTAAGTCCGCGGAAACGATCAACATCATGGACACGGACGCCATCTTCCAGGCGGGCGGTACATGCGGATTCACGACCTCCGGCACCACCACGATCACCCAGCGCACGGTAACCGTCGGTAAGTTCAAGGTGAACGAGGCCATCTGCCCGAAGGACCTGGAGGCCTACTATCTCCAGAAGGCGCTGCCCGCCGGATCGCGTTACGATACGATCACCTTCGCCGCTGACTACACTGGGAAGAAGGCCGAAAAGATCGCCTCCCAGCTTGAAACTGCCATCTGGCAGGGTGACACCACATCGCTGAACGCCAACCTTAACAAGTTCGACGGATTCATCGAGCTGATCAAGGATGCAGGCGCCAGCGTGGTGAACGCGAACAGCGTGGCCTATTACGGATCAGTAGAGACGGCGATCAACGATACCACCGTGGTAAACGTTTTCGACGCCGTTTACAAGGCCATCCCGGCCCAGGTGATCGACAAGGACGACGTCAAGATCTTCTGCGGAATGGATGTATTCCGGACGCTGACGATCAAGATCAAAAATGCCAACCTGTTCCATTATCAGGTGGACGCGAAGCCGAACGCATCGTTTTTCCTCCCAGGAACAGCGATCGAAGTGGTCGGCACTCCGGGCCTGAACGGCACGAATAAGATCTACGCCATGCGCGTGTCTAACATGTGGCTGGGTACCGATCTGCTGGATGAGGACCAGAACCGCTGGGAGCTGTTTTTCGCCCGCGAAGCCGATCAGGTTCGGTTCGTATCCGAGTTCAAAATGGGCGTAAATTTCGCCTTCCCGACCGAGATCGTGAAGTTCGAGATCTGACGATAATGGGGCGGCCTTCGGGTCGCCCTACATCATAACCGCAAAATAATTAACGAATGGCATGCGCCTTAACACAAGGTTACACGTTCGACTGCAAGGATAGCGTTGGCGGCCTGAAGGCCGTCTGGTTCATCTCGGCAAACGACGTGACGACCGTAACGGAAACCTCCGGACTGGTGACGACGATCACCAAGGCCGCTGGTAAAGTTTTTTACAAATATCAGCTCGTCCGGAATACGTCATCCTTCACGGAGACCATCGCTGGATCCGTCGAAAATGGCACCGTCGTTTACAACCAGGAACTCCTGATCGTGATTAACAAAATGCAGGTATCCGTCCGCAACGAAATTTTGTTGCTGGCACAGAACAACCTCATGGCCGTTATCGAGGATCAAAACGGTAAGTATTGGCTGGCCGGTAAATTGAACGGATTGGATCTCACTGCTGGCACCGCCGGCACCGGACTGGCACAATCCGACCGTAACGGTTACTCCCTCACATTCACGGGTGGAGAGCGCGCCTTGGCGCCGGAAGTATCCAGCGGGATCATTGCCGGACTGACATCATGATGTATCTTCGCTGAATCGTTGGACATTATAGGGATTATGGGTTTGAGCCTCCACCTTTCCAGGTGGGGGCTTTTCTTTTCGGTGCAAACGTCGCGCCGTCGCTAATTATGAATGATGATCAATCTCACGACTGGAACGATTACAAATGTGCGGGTAACGCTGACGGAGCGCACCACGATACCGTCGGCCTCCTATCTTTTCCGGTTTGTGCAAAGGGCAACTAATCGAGAAATTCGAGTAGTTCGCCGCGGTACGGACGACCTATCGCCATATCCGTCCAGGTACAACCTTTTCGCCATCGACGTCGATCAGATCTTTTGTGGCATCATCGGCGAATATCAGTACTACATCTACGAACAAGCGAGCGCGTCGAATACCGAACTGGATCTCACGGGCGCGCTCATTGAACAGGGACTGGCGCGTCTGAACGCTCCGGCGGATGATCAATTTACATTCAAGGCATACCAGCCGGATAACATTTATACAACGCCATGACAGCGGAGGACATCATCGTACTAAATTTTGCGGAGGCCAAACAACCGGAATACCGGGAGAAAAAAGGCGCGGGGTACATCGAGTTCGGATTCCATAACGACTATCCGGATTACCTGATCGACCTGTACCGCAAAAGCGCGAAACATAACGCGATCATAAAGGGTAAGGTCAATTATATCGCTGGCAACGGATGGAAATCCGGCGAACCGGATCCGGCGGCGGACGCATTTATCGCCGCGCCGAACGGGTACGAATCCCTGGCGGAGCTGACGCGGAAGGTATCGATGGACATCGAAATTTTCGGAGGGGCTTACCTCGAAATCATCTGGTCGATGGTGGGCGGGCAGATCTCCAGCATCACCCACATCGACTATACAAAGATCCGGACGTCCGCGGATAACACGTCCTTTTGGTACAAGCCGACGGGATGGAAAGAGCGCAAAGGCGACATCATTCCCATCCCGGCGTTCAATACGAAAGTCCGTGAGGGACGCCAGATCCTCTATATCCGGGAATACCAGCCGGACCTTGAAGCCTACGCCCTGCCGGGGTACATGGGTTCGCTGAACTATATCGAATCCGACATCCAGGTATCCCAGCATGTATTGAGTAACGCCCAATCCGGATTCTCGGCGTCGAAACTGATCACCCTCCCGAACGGGGAGCCGTCGCCAGACGAAAAGCGGAAGATCGACCGGAAATTCCAGGACAACTTTTCGGGCGCCGATGGCAAAAAATTCATCCTTTCATTCGTAAACGATCCGGCACGGAAACCGATCATCGACGACCTGGGCGCGTCCGATCTCACAAAGGAGGATTTCGGGCGGGTGGATGCGATGATCCAGCAGAACATTTTTGCGGGCCACCAGCTCACCAGTCCGTCGCTGTTCGGCATCGCTGAACCGGGAAAATTAGGATCACGTACCGAAATGCGGGACGCTTACGAAATTTTCAAAAACACATACGTAAACGACAAGCAGCAACATCTGGAGCAGACATTCAACCGTCTGGCAAAGATCAACGGGGCGACGTCGGAAATTTCCATCATCCCGGTTGAACCGATCAGTTACGAACTATCCGAGGCCACAATCGTATCCGTCGCACCGCGGGAATGGATCCTCGAAAAGGCGGGGATCGACGTCACGAAATACCAGACCGAACCAGCCGCCGCTCCGGTCGATGGCACCACTCCACAGGCCGCCGCATCCGTCACGGTGAACGACAACCTGAAATCAATGACGGGCCGCCAATGGCAGCAAATGGCGCGGATCGTCCGGGAGTTCTCGAAGGGCAAGATTACGCGCGATCAGGCCGGAATGATGTTGAAAAGCGGATACGGCCTATCCGACGACGAGGTTATGACGATGCTGGGCGAACCGGAGCAATTCGGCGCGAACGCGACGGAGGACGACATCATCGGCGCCTTCGCGGAATACGGCGAAACGACGCAGAACTTTTCCGTCGTGAAAAATTCACGCGTCACGTTTGCGGACATTCAGGAGGAAGCCGATAAGCAGATCCTGAACATCCTCCAAAAACAACCGCTAACGCCGTCGGACGACATCGCGAAGGCGCTGGGCGTTGATGTATCCGAGGTAACGCGTAGGATCGACCGGATGACGCGTCTGGGGGTATTGATCGAGGCAAAAGGCGGAGGTCTGAAACCGTCGGCGCCCGTCTCCGAACTGGTGGACGAACCGACGCGGACGACGTTTGAAATCCGATATTCCTACGAATGGAAACCGGAGGTACCAGTCGGCCAGCGTGACACGACAGAGCACCCGTCGCGGCCATTCTGCAAAAAATTGATGTCGCTGGATCGTTTCTATACTCGCCGCGAAATAGAGACCCTATCCCAGCGCCTGGGATACAGCGTATTCGACCGCGGGGGCGGATGGTGGGGGCAGGGTGCAGGATTACCGCCGTCGCCGTCATGTCGGCATGAATGGAGATCAAATGTAGTTATCCGTAAACGTAAAGCATGAGCCGAAAAATACTATTCATAACGCCGAACACGATCAAGGAACGGACGGGCCTTCATGCCAACGTGGACGAAAAATTGATCAGCCCGGAGATCATGACGGCGCAGGATATGTTTATCCATCCCGCCCTGGGGACGGCGCTATACAACCGCCTCCTGGACGGGATCGAAAATAACAATCTAACCGACGCGGAGGAAGGATTGATAACGGGGTACATATCTGACACGCTGGTGTACTACGTCCTTTCTGAATTGCCCGTCGGTTTGTCGATGCAGTTTTATAATAAGGGACTGATCCGGAAAAGCGGGGAAGGGCAGACCGAGCCATCCATGCAGGACATGATCGACGTCGCGAACAGGTACAAGGCGCGGGCGGAATTTTACAAGGAACGCCTGATCCTGTATGTCAAGGAAACTGCGTCGAAAGGCGTACTATTTCAGGAGTACATCAACGCCGGATCCGGGGTGGATACGATTCATCCGGAGCGCCAGGCATACACGATATCCGTACATCTCGACGAGTACGCGGATCGCTACCGTCGCCCAGCCGGACGCGGGAGATGGGAGGATATGTATCAAGGTAATTCGCCGAATTGCGATTGCTAAATGAAAGGGAATAAAACGTACAGCGAACGAAACCAGAACCGCCTCCGGGCCTATCTGGAAAAGCAGGAACGGACACATGACACTAAATCAACTGATCGACAAAATAACAGCGCTCGGGAACGCTCACGAAATGATCGAGACCGTATGGAACGGTCCCGTAATGGATCGACTGGCGCTCGGTGACGTAACGTATCCGCTGATGACGTTCGACGTGAACACCGCGCGGATCGTCGGATCTGACGCGTCGTATGATTTCCAGATGTTTTTTATAGACCGCCTCGTCATTGACAGCGAAAACGAGCGCGAGGTGCAGTCCGATCAGATGTCAATACTTCAGGATATCATCGCACAACTCCGCTGGCCGGGATGGGATTGGACGGTGGACGGCACGGTACAGGTGCAGATCATAACGGACACGACGCCCGATCTTTTGGCTGGGGTGGCCGCGACGATTACGATCACATTGCCATATCAGTCCGATCGTTGTCAGGTGCCGACGGAATTAATTTATCCCGCTAATTAAGACAAATGCCCGGGAAAAAAATAAATCAACTCGACGTCCGGACGCCAACGCTCGCCGATCTCATGCTGATCGGTGATCCATCGACTGGATATAGCTATAAGGCCGCGCTATCCGCGCTGATCACTTTTGTAACGGCAAACATCACGACGGCAAAAAAAAGGTTTGTCGTTGGAGATGTAGGATTCCCTGGAGATGGCGCGTCATCGTGGACGGATTCGGATTTCACAGGAGCGACCGTATGGGTGTATCGTAATGGATTGCTATTAGACTGGGCTGATCCGGGCGATGGTTCATCATATTACATTCATAGCGGGAATACGATTACATTTTACCCGGCGCTCGCAACCTTTGAAAAGATACAAGCTTTAGTCATAAAAATATGAAACAACTTATATTTATTCTCATCGCCATCATTGGCGTATCGCAGGCGCAAACTATCCAATATATCGGCGCTCCGACGACGACGGTAATATCCCGCGGCAACTTCCGCACGGATAGTATCTTTTATCTTCCGAAGCGGACGAAGCTACCGACGGATACCGCGGCACTTCGATATCAGATTTCGGATAGTTCGCTGTATGCCTGGACGGGATCGCAATGGCGCAAGGTCGGGGCGGATGCGGATACGCTCGTTTATTCAACGCGCGCATGGAGACAAAAGGGTGACGATTCGCTGGCCTCGCGTATCAACTTAAAAGTAAATATAAGCGACACCTCCTCCATGCTAACCAACTACATTCGTCACGCAGGCTACGGTCTGACAAAGTCGGGTCAATCGTTCCTCGTTGACACGCTAAACATCTCGACCCGTGCATGGCGGCAGAAGGGATTGGACAGCCTTGC